GTCAGACCTTCCTGTTTTGCGGCCATATGTCAGCCGCTCAATTGGTCGCGTCCCTCCGATGCCGGACTTTCAACCCGTAATGGACATTCTGCCGCCGCCGGTTCCGATTGGCATGAATTTGCCCGTCAATCCCGACGCTGCTGAAGCCAATCGGGCCTACATTGAGATGCTTCTTCGTGCTGCTGCGAGTGGCAACCCGATCCGCCCAGCGGCTTCAATGCTGCCGCGATAGGGACACACGATGGAGCCGATCCTTAACCTGTCGCCCCAAGAGTTTCGCGCCGCGCTTGCTGAATTGCAGCTTGACCCGCAGCGCGAGGCTGATTTGGTGCGTCAATACCGGCGCGTTAACAGCCCCTTTGCGCCGATCTTTGGGCTTCTGGATCGCATTTCTAATGAAGGTGCAGGGCAGGGCAGGCAGCGCGCATCTATGCTGCCCGTATCGCGGCCAGAGGGCATGAGCGTAGCCGAGGCTGTTCGGTCCGGCGATGCAAGGCTTGCTGTGCCGCAGGGCGTCATCGACGCAGTGTCGGCTTTGGCTCGCGGCGTTGATGCTCCCGCCGCTGCGGCTCAAGGATTGATCCCCGCCGAAGATATGGTTGGCGAAGCTATGGGCACTGCTGGCGTTGCAATGGGCGCTGGTGGCTTGCTGTCGCGGCCTGATGATAGCTTGGGTATGGGTGGGCGGGTTAACGCTGCTGATTTGGGGCTGCGCCACCCCGCGTCTCGCATCAACTTGCGGATGCCTCTCAGTGAAATGCAGTTTGGCATTCAAGATGTTGGCTCAATGCAGCCAGCCCGCGTAATTGATATAGCTGACCTTCAAAACCAATATATCTCTCCTGCGTTTTGGGACAGAACAAGGGCGGGCGGCCTTTTAACGTCCATCGGTGACGAGGAATTGAGCGCACCAGTTCCATTGCAAGGCGGCGCTGATTTTATGCGAACTGAGGGTGGCATTATGGCGTCAGAACCAGACGCTATGACCAGAAAGGCAAACGCCTTAAGTCGCATCGCAGAAGAAACCGGCGAGCCACCCCTTCTTGCATATACTGCAATGGCAGCGCAGGCGGGCGACTTTTCCCGCATGATGTCAGACGCGGTAATGGGTCAGATCAGGCCAAGCATGGCCAACCGCATTGATCCAAAGGCTGTTGAGCAATACGATAATTTTGTTCGCTCTCGTATTGATGAAGATTGGCCGGGCATTTTGAGCGAGAACGCAAGTGATTATGTCGCTGGAATGCCGGGCACGCGGCGTCGCGAACTTTGGCAAGCAATGGATAAAACGTCATACAGGGACGCTGGCTTTCCAGATGTTGGAATGGCGCGCATTGCCATTACAGACCCGCGTTTGTTGGACGCTCAAGCATTCGATACCGGTCTGACAATTGGCCGACCTGACCCATCCTTTGAGGTGACGGCCACCCCAGAAAACATCCACGCAACATACGGCGGCAGGATTGGCGGTGAATATGTCGGAGGACTGTTGAGCAATGTTCCGGGTGAAATGGTCTGGCGGGATTTCTTTAACGCTAGACGCGCATCTGGAGCATCACCGGCAACTGACCAGCGCTCTTTCATGATGAGTCCCGGCGTCAATCAACTTATTGACCAGCAAATGGTGGATGACATCAGCCGTTATCTGGAGGGCTTGCAGCGATGATGCGGTCCATTTCTTCAAGCGCCTCATCAGCGATAAGCTGCGCCTCCATAGGAATGTCCTCGCCACTTGCTGCGGCAGACAGCGCGCGCCAGATAATATCTAGGATGCGCTCCTTGTCGTCATCGGTCATTGTATTCTCCCGTTTCTCCCGGAAACATGCTATCACTGCGCTTGAATGCGGTCAAATTTAAAAGGGTCAAAGCATGACCATCACCAACTACACGCAACTCAAGTCAACCATCGCTGAGTTCCTTGACCGGGACGACCTGACGTCGATCATCCCGACATTCATCAGCTTGGCCGAAGCACAGATGCAGCGGGAAATCCGCCACTACCGCATGGTGCAGCGCGCCTCTGGGCAGATCGACAGCCGTTACTCGGAGATCCCGAATGGCTGGCTGGAGACGATCCGCTTCCACATCGCAGGCACCGATGAGACCCGTCTGGAACTGACCGGCCTCGATGACATGATGCAGTTGCGCGAGATCAACAACGTGGTCGGCAAGCCCACGCACTATGCGCATGTCGGCACGACCTTTGAGATCTACCCGACGCCGGATGGTGAATACGAAATCCAGTTGATGTATTACGAAGAAATTCCCAAGCTGAGTGACAGCGTGGCGAGCAACTGGCTTTTGGAGATTGCGCCTGATGCTTATCTCTACGGCGCTCTGGTGCAGGCTGCGCCTTATCTCAAGGACGATGCACGCATTCAAGTCTGGGGCAGTCTATACTCCGGCGCTGTGCTGGCTGTGAACGAGGATAACGAGCGGGCGCGCTTCGGAGGCTCCGGCATCCGCATGCGCATTCGGGCTTACTAATTCAGCGCATTTCGTGTAAACTGCGCCCTAAATGCAAAAGGAGGGTTCCCCTTGTCTCTTACTAACACATTTGAAACCACGGTTCTAACGTGGCTACTGACGGCAGGGTCTGCAACTCGCCCAACTCAGTGGCATGTTGGCCTGTTCACATCAGACCCAACTGACACCGGCACGGCTGGGACAGAAGTGTCTGGCTTTGGCTACGCCCGCACTGCTGTGACCTTCACTATCGGCGGAGATACCGCGACCAACTCTGCGGCTGTTGAGTTCCCCGTGGCAAGCGGCGGCAACTTCGGAACGGTCACTCACATCGGCGTGATGGACGCATCGACCGGCGGCAACATGATTGTGCATTCGGCGCTTTCTGTTGCGAAGGCTATCAATGACGGCGATGTGTTCCGCATCCCTGCGGGCGACCTTGACATCACGGCCAGCTAATGGGCTTGCGCTCGACATACAACACGGGGGTTCACGGCTCTGGCGCTTATGGGGTGCCAGAGACGACGCAAGGTGCTGCTAGTGCAGTTGCCTCATTCTCCGCATCTTCGAGCGCGGTTGCTATTTTAGACGGGGCCAGTTCTGCATCTTTTGGTGTTGTGTCGTCTAACCCAACGCCTGTGCGCGTAGTGCTGGGCGCGGTCAATGCCAACCTCAACGGCATAGTTTCGGCGTCAGCTATTAGCTACAACAAAGACGCTGGCTTCCGCCCCGGCTATGGCACTTCGACATACGGCACTTTTGTATATGGTGAAAACTATAGCACAGAAGATGGTAGCGTATCTGCAAGCATTGGCGTCAGTGCATCTTGTTCTGCGCTTGCTGTTCGTCAAAGCCCAGTGGCGGCAGGTGTGGCCGTTTCCGCAACAGCGCAGGGCTTTATGTCGATTGTGGGCGCTGTAAACGACACAGTTTCAATATCTACCGAAATATCCTATAACAGGGTAAGATTGGTGCCTGTCTCTGAGGGCATCAGTATGACTCCGCTAGTGTCTGCGCGATACAAGTGGATTGACATTGCGCCGCCCACAACAACGTGGGTTGAGGCTGATTATCGAGAAAGGGCCGCCTGATGGCTGACGGAACCACGACGAACTACAGCTTTGTGAAGCCCGAGGTCGGCGCATCCGAGGACACTTGGGGCGGCAAGCTGAATACCAACTGGGACGATCTAGACACGCTGCTTGGCGGTGTGGATGCGACCGAGTTTGCAATCCTTAATGGCGCGACAGTCACAACTGCCAAGTTGAACTATCTAGACATCACCACGCTCGGCACATCAGAAGCCAGCAAGGCGGTAACTGTTGACGCAAACGGCGTTGTCATCTTCGACGGCGGAATTGTTGAGGATGAAACTGCGGTTACATCCACCACCAATGCCACAACTGTGAACTGCCGGGACGGCAACGTCTTCACGCATGTCTTGACCGAGAACACGACGTTCACATTCAGCAACCCGCCTGCGTCTGGCCGTGCCTTTGCCTTTACGCTCAAGCTGGTGCAGGACGCCTCGGCCTCTGGCTACACAGTCACATGGCCTGCCTCGGTCGATTGGCCTTCTGCAACCGCTCCCACGCTGACTGCCGATGCGAATGGGGTCGATGTGTTCGTGTTCTACACGCATGATGGTGGCACGACGTTCTACGGCTTCGTCGCTGGTCAGGCATTGGGGTAATCACATGAGCGGTGCAAGCAAGAAGCTGATGGGGACGACTGCCGCTGGTGGTGGGCCACTGGCGATTGAGGATGTGTTCTCTACTTACCTGTACACTGGCACCAGTGTTGCGCGGACGATCACCAACGGGATTGACCTTGCTGGTGAGGGTGGTTTGGTTTGGCTTAAGTGGCGATCTGGGGTAAATCTGGTTGGCAATCAGTTGTTTACAACAGACCTTGGTGCAGGAAACTACCTAACCAGCAACAATACGTCGGCC